TAGGGCATTGGCGCAACGAGTTGGTGGCAACAAACCAGAGATTCAAGATTGGATTGAAAATGCCTCTAATGAGGACTTCTAATGAAACCGTTTAAAATTAAAAAGAACTCTTGGCACTATAAACTTAATGCCAATTTTATGCAATATAACTTTATGGACCGCTGGGAATATTATCACTCTGGTTTTTGTAGCTATTGGAGAGCAACCATCGGTCGTCTTATTCTGGCTGCTTTCATGATAGTGGTCGGAGTATTGTGGGGATGCGTGCTTGGCCTTGCATTTTATTTGGACCCAGTCACATCATTATCTGTCGTTGGTGCTGCCATTCTGTTAATTGGAGCGGTTACTTTCTTTGCACGGTTTAGGACACGAAATCACCATAAACCTTCTAAGCCTGACTCTTTGTTTATGCAGAAATACAAAGCACACAAAGCAAAGATTTGCCCAATGGTGGAGTACGAAAATAAATGAAAAAACTTGAAATAAAAGCAAATTAACTGTTGACAAAGCAATCTAACTATGTTATATTGTTTATATAAGGTAAAACAAAGGAAACCAAAACAATGAAATTCACATCTAAAAACCGCACTTCAACAGCATACCGTTTCACAGTAAAAATGGTTAATGGTCAAGTACATCCTGACGATATGGAAGCTGTTAACAATATTCGTGATCTTATTAAAAATGCTAATAGCGAAATCCGTCGTTATAACTGGTCCTTTGTAAAACCTCAATACGTAAAACTTCAAGGTCGTGGTCCTCGTGCTGAATTGGCTCGTCGTGATTATGGATATTCACGGTCTTACGACCAAGGCCTACCTTTGAGCTTGGCAACATCTGCTGATGTATACGTATACGATCGCTAAATAATAGTTGACAAACCATCTAAACTGTGATAGGAATAGTACCATGGATATGGAAAAACTACAAACACTTGATAAATTACCTTTAACTGAGGCTCAAGAAACTGCTACAAGCTTAATAGATCGTCGGAAGACACGAAAAGTTGTGGCTATGGGCTTGGAACGAGATATTCAAAAGGCCCGTTCATCGGCTGAAGTTTCTCGCATTATGTGGCAGGTTTATTTGTCAGGTAATGGTCTTGGAACTGTCGGTTCCCAATGGAAATCTTTTTATAAAGGTGTTTAATGTTTAAGCTACCCGAACCAATCATCGTCACACTAGACAACAATCAAGTAAGCCATATTAATACTATGGCTCAAGAAATCTTTGAAGATCCTTATCGACGTAGGCGTCGATCTCTTGAAGCTGTGTATTCTCATTGCTGGGCTGGTGTTCCACTCGAGTTTGCTCTTCAAGCACAGGGTGCTACTATGAACCCTAAACAATTTGATTATTCAAATCCAGACTCTCATAACTGGGATGTTGAATGGAACGGGCTTAAGGCTGAAGTTAAAAACTCCCAAGATCCTGGTAAATTACCAGATAAATATGAAAAGAAATGGTTGACCATATCAAACTATATGGCAAATAAAATTGTAAGAAACCGTCGTTTATACCCAAATTGTGTTGACATAATCATATTTGGATGTTATAATAAACTATCTGAAAATACTTTTGACGTTCGTTGGCGGGCTGTTGTGCCCTTTGATACCATTCGCCAAAACCTTCGTAAGTGTCAAGAAAAATATGATAACAATTGGACAATTGACCACGATGGTGTACGACGTATTAAATATTTTTACAGTATTAAAACTGAACCGCGTGCGGTATATAACTATGATGTATAAATGGAGTAAACATGAAGTTTGATAATGGCAAACCACCTATTAATTTAGTTCCACCTGAGGCTATCATTGCAGCTGCTCAGGTTTTTGGCTTTGGTGCTCAAAAATATGGTGAAAACAATTGGCGTCAAGATCTGGATAAGTTTCCGTATTCTCGTCATTACGCTTCTATTATGCGTCACCTATTGGCATTCCATTCAGGTGAAGATCTTGATCCTGAATCTGGCTTGCCTCATACTCATCATGCGCTAACTCAAATGATTATTTTGGTTATGTGTGAAATGCAAGGTAACCAAGATTTGATTGATGATCGCTTTAAAGTAGAGGAAGATACAAATGCGATATAATACAGTACAAGATATTCGTGAGTTCTTTATTGGTGAACTCAAAGATGAAGCATATGAAATTGACAAAACCGGTCAACGCACTATTGAAATGCTTGGCGCTAACTTTGTTGCTTCAGAACCAGCAATTTTTGGCGAACCAGTTAAGTCTTATATTAATGCTGAGCTTGCTTGGTATGAAAGTCAGTCGACTAATATCAAAGATATTCATAGTCCTGACAAATCTCCGCCAGCTGCTTGGGAATATGCCGCCGACCCTCATGGCAATATCAATTCTAATTATGGTCATTTGGTATTCTCTAAAAAATATCATAATCAATTTGAAAATGCTTTTGATGAGCTATGGAATAATGTTGAAAGCCGTCGTGCTCAAATGGTTTACAATCGTCCATCTATTTGGGTTGAGTTTGATGAAGGTGGTAAATCAGATTTTATCTGTACCAATGCTCAAACATTCTATATCCGCGATGGTGTTCTAAATATGGTATCGCAAATGCGTTCAAACGATGTCGTATTTGGTTACAAGAACGATTATGCATGGGCTCAATATCTTATGGATAAGTTTGTTGCCCAATGGAATCAACAATGTAAGATTCCAGGTAATAAGCACTTTAATATTGAAAAAGGTATGCTTATTTGGCAAGTAATGAACCTGCATGTGTACGAGCGCCACTTTGGATTGGTGAAGTAATATGACATTTCAAAAACATAACATACAAGTTACCAATGCGGGTAAATATACATCAGATGCAGTATACGTTGAAGATGATGGAAAAAACACTGTAGTCATTATGTGTCCTGAGTTTGATACAATTGACGAAGTGATAGAGTGGATTAGAAATCATATGGATACTAAATAATGGATAGTCCAACCGGTAAGCTCATTAAAATTACGGACATAATCGAAACAAAAGTTCGTAAAGAAAAAGAGTTAGTGTTTTACGAAAATGAACTTAAAAAACTCAAACAAAAAATGTTCTTTATACAAAAAGACATTGACATTACTAATATCATTATCAATATAATTGAGAACGAAAAGGTAATGGATATAAAAGAAAATATGGAAGCCAGAATGCTAGGCGACGACAGTGAAAAACATTAGTATCTAAAATGGCTAAATAGTCCATAGCAAGATACAATGAGGAGATTATATTATGAAAATTGCTTTTATTTTTGGTAAAGGTATTGAAGGTTGTGGTGTAACCAAAGGTGCAAACATCTTTGAAGATTGGTTAGTATCTCAAGGCCATGAAACTATGGTTGTTGATTTTGATAATAAACAAAGCTTTGCCCGAGCTCAAAACGTAGATTGGCATGGAAACGTTTTACGCGTAGAGTCTAATCAAGAAATAGAAGATGTACCAAGTATAGTAGATGCTGTTAATACATGTGACATTGCTATTGTGCACTCTTTTCCTACCCGTAAAAATGGAAAGTACATTGATAGATTTCGTCAGTTTGTAGAAGCTATTAATGATCCAATCATTGTTGTGCATGATCATGCTATTACTAAAAATACTATTAATCGTCAGACTGGTGCCGGCGAGTTGTTTGCGTTGGCAGACATTGGTATTACACAATCATTTGAAGGATATTCACAAGAGTGTTATTTAGCACTTGATCCTGGCCTTGAAGGTAGACTACTTGAAAATCCTATTTGGGTTCGTACTGAAGATTACGATCAATATCGTGTTGACTATGAAGATAGAAAAAAGCACTTCATGTATATGGGTCGTATGTCAACGCTAAAAGATCCTGGAATGATTTGTCGTATTGAACCGTATTTGAAAAATGAATGGGATCTGACTTTGATGGGTTGTGAACGTTCTATTTCATCTATTGGCGATCCTGACTCTAAGACGCTTGCAACTGATCCAGCACCATACCACAAATCTTATCAACCAAAGATTAAATTTATTGGCACAAATTCAGCCGGTGAACATTATCTACCAGCTAAAGAAAAAGAAAAAACTGGTACTACAATTACAGCTTATGATGGATATAAGTATGATTTTGGTATGGGTCAGCTTGGTTCCTCTATGGCTGCTTGGTGCGGATATCGCCTTGGTGATCCAAAGGAATATGGTTATCGTATGGAATATACAGTAATTGAATCATTCCTATTATCCTTGCCTGTTATTAGTAGACACTTTGCTGAAAACGCAGTATCACCTGAAGGTAAAAAGTGGGGTGAATATTATGGTCCACTTATCTCAGAAGCTACCAAGGAAGAAGAGCTTGCAGCTGAATTAAAACGTATTGCTGATAATCCTGAAGAATGGAAAGCCCGTACCAAAGCATGCCGTGAAATTGCTTATAAGTTTAATGATATTGAAGTTCTTGGTCCAAAATTCTTAGATTTTGTATTGACAAAAGGCAAAAGACATGATAAGATAGATTTTATAGATAGGATTTCAAGTTACTTCCCAAGTGCTCGTGAACGTCGCGAAAACGGAGAAATTATTATTTCAACTCCTGGAAGTGTTCTACTTGAAAAGCCTTTCACTCTTGTTGATGGAAGACAAAATGAAATTAAAGAACCCAAGCAAGTTGGTGCTACAATTGAAGGATTTTTCTAATGTATCATAAACGTATCGTTGTAGACTTTGACGACACCTTAGCGTTCCATGAAAACAGAAATTTTGATGACGCCATTCCTCATGACGATTTGATTAAAAAGACAAATCAGTTATTTGATGAAGGATGGCAAATTGATATTTTTACTGCTCGTGGATCTATTTCATGTAAAACACGTGAAGAAGCACGCCTTAAATATGAAGCTGGTATTGTAGCCTGGCTTGATAAGTATAATGTTCAATATAATTCGCTTTCATTTGATAAACCATTGGCAGCTTACTATATTGATGATAAGGGTATTACTCCTGAAGCTTTTCTTGATGTTGATATTCGAGAGCTTGAAGGTGGTTTGTCTGGAACAGAAATCTTTACTGATGGTAAAGTTGTACATAAGCAAGATCCAAATGCTCATGATACTAACACTTGGTTTAATGAAGCATTCTTTGTTGGTATTAATGTTCCAATAATTCATCGTATTGTTGGTGAAACTATTACTATGGATTATATCGATCATGACGAACAATTCTTTATGAAAGATTTCCATGTTGCTTTGGGTATGATCCAAACACAACTTCAAAGAATGAAAGGCCTTGAAGCATTAGATGAACTAAAATATCAATCGTATATTAATCGCATTAAAGACCATGCGGTAGCTTCAGGCCAAGTAGAATTAATTAATAATGCCGACGTATTGGAAACGTTTGATTTAAAAAGATCGTTTTCGCACGGTGATTTTGGCATTAAGAATATGTTATTTAAAGATCATGAGCTATATTTGATTGATCCAATTTGTAATGTATTTGGCTGTACTGAACTTGACGTAGCAAAGTTCTGTGCTAGTTTGTATATCAACCAATATCATAAAGAGTATATTCTAAAATCTATTGATATCTTGGCTGCTGCAAACGATATAAATAAAACTATGTTACTAGCACTTATACGTGCTGAAATTACACGTGTATATAAGTACCATCCTGACAAATCTTTTATTATGGAATGTTTTGAAAATGTTTACTAACAAATCTGAAATCGCGAGAAAAGTTGGAAAGCCGGTTGATGAAATCCGGATTGGATTTACCTGTTCAACTTTTGATATGCTGCACGCTGGCCATATTGTAATGTTACAAGAGTCTAAAGAGCAGTGCGATTATCTTATTTGTGGTTTACTAACCGATCCAACTATAGATCGACCTGAAACCAAAAACAAACCAGTACAAACTCCGTTTGAGCGTTATGTTCAATTGGCAGGGTGTCGGTTTGTTGACGAAGTAATTCCATTTAATACCGAACAAGAACTTGTCGATATGATTTTGACTATTCAACCACATATTAGAATTGTGGGAGAAGAGTATAAAGGTACTGATCATACAGGTGTTGGTTTATGCCCAATATATTATAACAAACGCAAGCATTCTTTTTCGTCGTCGGACTTGAGAAATCGCGTTATCGAATCCTCGAAAGGTAACAAATGACCATTACTCATGCATCTATAGTTCCACTTATTGGCGGTGAAACCATTGGCTCGGCAAATGCCTTTGGTGCACCTCCAATTCATTTTATGTCGTACGAAGCTTTTGCTGCTAATGACAGTCACATTTTAAATTACTACGATAATCAAATTCCTTATTATGTTTTAGATAAAGATATGGCGCCACCATTAAATGAAAGAGCTGATGTTGTATCTTCAGTTTGTCCATGTGCTGGATTATCAACCATGTCGATGGGTTATGGTGACGACAATCCAAACAATCAATGGATGAAAGAAACAGC